GAAGGTCATGCAGATACAGTGGAAGAAGCACATTATGTGATGATGCAGATGGATGAAGATACAATTAAAACAATTATTAAGGAAAATCCTATATTGAAAACTGCTTTAGTTGGTCTTGGTGGATACATGGGATATAAAGGTCTCAAAAAAGCAGGTGATAGTTTTAATAATTACTTAAATAACTTGAGAAATAACTCAAACTTAGGTGGAAATAAAAGAGTTGATGATGTCAGAAAAAATTCTAATGATCCAAATGTTGGACAAAAGATTAACTTTGGAAAGTAATATGAAATCTATTATTAATCGTGCTGACATCATCGGTGGTCTAAAGTCAGTAGAACTTGCAAAGAAAAACCCTCAGTATTATCAACCAGGTGTGGGTGTAACTAAAGATTTTAAGTTAAAAAAATGAAAACCTTTAAGCAATTTAACGAAGAGGCAAGGCAACACCTTGATGAAATAGATCGTAATATGGGTGGTCTTGGATTGGGAATCAAAATTGCAAGTGGTGTAGCTAATGTTGCAAAAAAAGTAACTGTTGGTGGTGTTCGTAAAGCAATAGATGCTGCCAGAGGAATCAGAAAATTTATTAAAAATAGACCAAACACTGCAAAATTTGAAATACAGCAAGACGCTAGAGAAGCAAACTAGACTAAAATAAGAGTACTAAATAATTCTATATGATATAGGATTATGACAAGTTTGATTATATCAAAGAAGAATGAAGTTCATCTTCATATTGAATCTGATATACATGTATACTATGAATTGGCAGACTACTTCACCTTTGAAGTACCTGGTGCAAAGTTTATGCCAACTTATAAAAATAAGTATTGGGATGGAAAGATAAGGTTATTTAATATTCAGAACGGACAGATATATGTTGGGTTGTTAGATAAGATAATACAATTTTGTAAAGATCACGAATATACATACGAATTTAAAGAAAGTAAATACTATGGTTTACCCTTTGAAGTAAATCCTACAATTTCAAAAGAAGGTGTTAAAGATTATGTGACATCAATATCCAAGTATAAACCTAGAGATTATCAGGTTGATGGAATATATGATGCCTTAAAATATAATCGTAAACTATTGATATCTCCAACTGCTTCAGGAAAGTCACTGATGATATATGGGATTGTGCGATATTTTGTTGAAAGAAAGCAAAATACTCTGATTGTTGTTCCAACGACATCCCTCGTAGAACAAATGTATAAAGACTTTGCGGACTATGGTTGGGATGTTGGTTCATACTGTCATAAAATATATGCTGGAAAAGAAAGAGAGACTGATTCTCAAGTTATTATCACAACTTGGCAATCCATCTATAAACTTCCTCGTAAGTATTTTGAGAGATTTTCTGTGGTGGTAGGTGATGAAGCACATCAATTTAAATCAAAATCATTAATATCTATCATGACAAAACTTGGAAATGCAAAGTATCGTTATGGTTTTACAGGTACTCTTGATGGAACTCAAACACATAAGTGGGTTCTAGAAGGTCTCTTTGGTCCTTCTTATAAAATTATTAAAACAGACGAGCTCATGAAGAAAGGTCATGTAGCGACGTTAGATATTAACGTGCTTCTATTGAAACACCCACCAAATAAATTTGAAACATTTGAGGATGAGATACAATATATTATAACTCATAATCGAAGAAATAACTTTATAAGAAACTTAGCATTAGATCTAAAAGGTAATACTTTAATTCTATTTGCAAGAGTTGAAGGTCATGGAGAACCTTTATTCAATCTGATAAATACTAATAGTATTATTGATCGTCATGTGTTTTTTGTTCATGGTGGTGTTGCCACGGAGGACAGGGAGAGAGTCAGAGAAATCACTGAAAGTGAGAATAATGCGATTATCGTTGCATCCTACGGGACTTTTTCCACTGGTATCAACATCAAGAACTTACATAATATAATTTTTGCATCTCCCTCAAAGTCAAGAATACGTAACCTTCAATCAATAGGTCGTGTCCTTCGTAAAGGAAGTAACAAATCAAAAGCAACTCTATATGATATTGCTGATGATATTAGTTACAAATCAAGAAGAAATTATACACTTAATCATCTAATTGAAAGAATAAAAGTGTATAATGAAGAAAACTTTAATTATGATATTGTAAATATACCACTCAAAAAATAATGGGAGACGAATTTCACGCAGTATTAAAATTAGTCACAGGTGAAGAAATCTTTGCCTTAGTCTCTGTCGATGAAAATGATGGAGATCCAATCATCATGCTTTCAAATCCTGTGATTATGAAGATGTTACATTCTCCTGCAGGACAATATGTAAAAGTTCGCCCGTGGTTAGAACTCCCTACTGAAGATCTTTTTCTGATGAAGTATGATAAGATAGTTACAATGTCAGAAATTTCTGATAAAAATATGATTAAATTTTACAACCGATATTTAAATGAAGATGATGTAGATATAGAATTAGATGGTAAAGTATCCCTAAACACAAAAATGGGGTTGATAGCAACAGTAGAAGATGCTCGCAAGAGTCTTGAGAATATCTTTAAACGTAATACAGATAAACCTAATTAACCTTTCAACCCTTACAGTGTTGATTGTAACTCTTTTTAAGGGTATTGTCAAGTCTTCTAAAAAATGTTATAATATCATTATATTAAGTCAAGTATATGGCAAAGAAAAAATCGGAACATTATGTTAACAATAAACAGTTACTAGAGGCATTAATAGTCTATAGGGCAAAGGTAGCTACCGCAAAAGAACAGGGAGAACCAAAACCACGTATTACAAACTATCTTGGAGAGTGTTTTCTAAAGATTGCAACTCACCTTTCATATAAACCAAACTTTGTTAATTACATGTTTCGTGATGATATGATATCTGATGGTATTGAGAATTGTGTTCAGTATATTCATAACTTTGATCCAGATAAGTCTCGTAATCCCTTTGCATATTTTACTCAAATAATACACTATGCTTTTCTGAGACGTATACAGAAGGAAAAGAAACAATTAGAAATTAAGACAAAGATAATTGAGAAGACTGGATTTGAAGAGGTAATGACAGTTGACGACAGTGCAATGGCAGGTAGTAGTTCTGATTATAATACAATTAAAGATAATATTCAGTACAAGTCCTCAAATAGATGAAGTTAGCAATTATTACAGATCAGCACTTCGGTGCAAGAAAAGGTGCTGATTATATACACAGATATTTTAAAAAGTTTTACGATAATATCTTTTTTCCATATTTGGAGAAGAATAAGATTGATACTATCGTTGATATGGGAGATACTTTTGATAATCGACGTAATATTGACCTAGCAACGCTTGAGTGGACAAAGAAAAATTATTATGACAGATTACAAGCAATGGGTATTACTGTTCATACAATCGTTGGTAATCACACTGCATACTATAAAGATACAAATGAAGTTAATACAGTTGAACTCTTATTAAAAGAATATGATAATGTTGAAGTCTATTCAGAACCAACAACTGTCAATATTGGTGGATTGGATATTTTAATGCTTCCTTGGATAAATGAGGAGAATAAATTACAGACTCTTGAGATGATGGATACCACATCAGCAGATGTAATTATGGGTCATCTTGAGTTGAATGGTTTTGTTGCTACTCGTGGTCATACAATGGAACACGGAATGGATACAAAGATATTTGATAAGTTTTATCGTGTTTACTCAGGTCACTATCATACTCGTTCTGATAATGGAAAGATATACTACCTTGGAAATCCATATGAAATGTTTTGGAATGATGTGATGGATACGAGAGGGTTTCATATATTTGATACAAAAACTATTGAACATAAACCTGTAAACAATCCTTATAGATTATTTTACAATATTTACTACGAGGACACTAATTATAAGTTGTTTGATACTAGAGAATTTAAAGATAAAATTATTAAAGTAATCGTAAAGAAGAAAACCGACCAAAAGCAATTTGAAAAATTTATAGATAAATTATATAACTCTGGTATTCAAGACTTAAAAATAATAGAAAATTTTGTATTAACCGAAAGTGCTGACTTTGAAGTTGAAGAAACTGAGAATACGATAGGTATATTGAATCGCTATATTGATGAATCTGAGTTTGAAGGAGATAAAACTCTCATTAAAGGAATTCTACAACAAATATACACCGAAGCTTGCGAGGTAGACTAATGTATCTTCTTACACTAAAAGACAGACGGGACGATGGTGCCTATGCTGTTCTGAATCGTTATGGAGAAAAAGTTCTTTTTATGTTTGAGGAAGAGGATGATGCAGAAAGATATGCTATGATGTTAAATGATGATGAAGATGCAACATTAAATGTTATAGAAATTGAAGATGCACTTGCCATAAAGACATGTAAGATGTATAATTATAAGTACGCAGTGATCACACCGAACGATATAGTCGTTCCACCACCTAAGAATGATAACGTTTCAAAAAATTAGATGGAAGAATTTTCTGTCAACTGGAGACCAGTTTTCAGAAATAGATTTCCAAAAAAATGCAACGAATTTGATAGTTGGAACAAATGGTACAGGGAAATCTACAGTTTTGGATGCCCTGACTTTTAGTTTATTCAATAAACCTTTTCGTAAAATTAATAAGTCTCAACTTGTAAACGCAACAAATGAAAAAGATACTCAAGTTGAAGTAGAGTTTGATATTAATGGTCGTCAATATCTTGTTCGTAGATGTATGAAACCAAATCTCTTTGAGATAGAGGTTGATGGTCAGAAAATGCATAAACAGGCAGATGACCGTGCAATGCAAAAGATATTAGAAGAGAATATACTTAAAGTTAATTACAAATCATTCACTCAGATAGTCATACTTGGTAGTAGTGCTTTTGTTCCTTTTATGCAACTCTCAGGTTCAAATCGAAGAGAAGTGATTGAGGACTTGTTAGATATTCGTATCTTCTCTGCAATGAATCTAATTATCAAAGATAAAATTAGAAAACAGAAAGATGAGATAAGAGTTTTAGATTTATCAAGAGAGAATGTAAAAGATAAATTGGATATGCAAAAGAAGTTTATTGAAGAGTTGGAGAATCGTGGTAAGGCAAATATTCAAGGAAAACAAGATAAAATTTCAACACTCCTCGATGAACAAGATGGTTATGTTTCTGCTAATGAAGGATTAGAACCTGAGGTAACTGGTTTAATAGAGGATCAGGAAAAGGTAACTGGAGCTAGTAAAAAGTTACGAACTCTTAACAAATATAAGGGTCAGTTAAGTCAGA